CTACATTAGCACCGCCTTCAAGTAAGAAGCCATTATTCCCAAAAGTTAATTCACTTGCATCGTTGATCTGCCAAAAGCCATCGTCTGTTACTTCACCAACATCGGTTGGAACGCCATAAACTCCATCTTGAATAAACACCCTAGACATATAAGCAAATTGTTGAAGCTCTGTAGCACTTCCAGATAGTGTATCTGTCGTACCCATGAGGACTAACTCTTTGCTGGAGTTTAAGAAGCCATGATCTCTAGCCGAATCAATATTTGTTTTGGTATCAAAATCAGTTATTTCAGTTCCATTGATATGGATTTTACAACAGGCATCCGTGGTTAAACCTGTATTAATTGCAATGTGAATGTGCATCCAAGCTGATGGGTCACGAAACTTTTGTGTAGTTATTCGCTGAAGCTTTATTGTGCTACTGTCAACTTGTTGTATCTTTAATGACAGTCTATCGCTTGCATCAAATTCAAATAGTCCTGCGTTTTCTGAGTTTCCGTTTGCTTGTTGATAAAGAAACCCTTCGCGCACACCAAACTGAACACGTTTAATTATCAAACTCATTGTGAAGATTCGGGCGCTGCTTCTAGTTGTTCCGAATGTTCGTGTTAAGTTTGAACGAGTCCCAGTTACTGTGTGGACGCCACTGCCCTCAATGATATGCCCAGTGGACGCGAACCGTATAGGCCGCATTATGAAACTCATGTTGCATACCCTATTAAATACACTTTTAAACCTGCTCCAGCGGTTGTTGATCCGACCCCGTCAACATCTATTGTCATCAAAGCATTGTCTGCAAGAGCTGGCCCTGCACCGCCAATGACTGCCGCTGTAGCTGCCGTTCCAGAGGTCTTTTCTCCAGCGTCGATTGTCAGCTTCGTAGTCAAACACGTAGAACCTGCTTCATTTAGGTCTACTGTGAGTACTGAACCAACGGGGGCTACAGTTACTCCAGCTTTAATTCCAGTAAGCGTAAACGCATAAGGCATATGGAATGTAACTACCGCTGTACCCGCTGCCGTGGCTGTGACTTCATCGCCACAAGCAATAGCTATCGTTTGTTTAGCTGCGTTAACTCCTGTTTGAGAAGCAAGATTAACGCCTTCTACAGCAAGTAATCCAGAGGATACTCTTGTTATAGTCGTGTCACTAGCATGTCCTAACTCAAGACTTGTAAGTTGAGGGCTTACTCCTGTAACAACATTAGCTCCTTCTACTGCAATAACTCCTGAACTAACCCTAGTTATTGTTGTGTCACTAGCATGTCCTAATTCAATACCAGTAAACTGAGGACTATTACCTGTACCTACACCAATAGAAGTACGTAGTGTTGCACCACTTTCAGCTACAGGATCACCTGTTCCATCTCCTACTATCATTTCACCGTCTGATAGAACTGCCATAGCAGTTATTGCACCAGTACCTGATCCTAAAAGTACACCACCATCTGTAAGGGTTGATACTCCTGTACCACCGTCTGCTACAACAATGTCAGTAATTCCTGTAACTGAACCACCTTCAAGGTTAGCAACTAATGTGCCTACAGCGTATCCTGTTCCACTTGTATTAACTGTAGTGCCGGGAACAGCTTGTAAGTCTTTAAAGAGTTTAAACTTACCACTATCATTTGCATCTCTAAATAGACCTGCATACAAGTCTTGTGATCCTGAAGTATCATACAGACCGTAGAAACCTATATCGACAGTATCAGCACCACCATTACCTGAAGCTAAAATAATCAAAGGGTCTTCTACTGAAAGTGTTGCAGTATTTACAGTTACAGTATCTCCATTAACTGTTAAGTCACCTGTTACTACTAGGTCTGCACCAACATTTAAAGTACTAGCAAATGATGCAACACCTGCTGCCGTCATTTCAAAGTCACTTGTATCAGCTAATGCAGTAGAGGAGTGTATCTTAAAGATATCGCTGTCACTGTCATCAATACCTACTACAAACTTTGTTGTGCCGCCTGATTGTAAATTAAGAGCTACGTCACCTGAACCAGCCGCTACGTTAGCTGTATATCCAGCAGAAGTAATAACACCGCTTGTTGTGTCATCTCCACTATTAATTAGAAAGGCATCATCTACGTTAAGAGTGTTAGTAGCTAAAGTAATATTAGTACCAGCTACCAGAGCAGTTTTATTTACAGCGATAGCTGCACCAGAAGCTACACTAGCATTTACTACAGCGTTAGCTGCTAACTCATCAGCGCCTACTGCATCATCAGCTAACATAGCATTTTCTACTGCACCGTTAGCAATAGTAACTGCACCCGATGCAGCCATAGTAACGTCACCAGATACAGCTACAGGATTATAGTTAGTTCCATCACCTACTAGCAGATGCCCTGCCGTATTAGTAGCCATAACAAGATCGTCACCAGAAATAGTCAGATCACCTGTTACAGTCATGTTACCAGCCGCTATAACGCGACCAGCATCAGACATGTCTAGTGTTAAAGAAGTAACTCCAGAACCATTATCATTACCTTTAAATATAATATCTTTATCTGATACTTTAGATTCTAGTATAACATCACTGCTACTATTATGTACACGTAACATTTCTGTGCCATCATCTTCGTAGATAATACCACTAGCTGCTGTACCTGCGTCTAACGTAATACCACCAGCAGATTCTAGATTAATAGAGTCTACTTCAGTACCATCAGATACTATATCTAAATCGCCATCTGCGTTAGAGTGTATATAAGTACCAGTATCATTAAAAAGAAGTTTCTCTGTACCGTTTAATAGAACATCATCAGTAAACTTAAAGTGGTCTTCATCTTCCATCCACGTAAGAACACCATCATTTGTTTCACCATCAAATGTAACTACTACGTCAGTTCCTGCAGTACCTAGTCCAAGCGTTATAGCATGGCTACGTAGTGCAGCAAGATTACCACCGTTACCTGCTGTACCATCGTGTGTGTGTCCTGTTGTCCCAAAGGCTGTTACTAATGCGTCAAATTCATCATTAGAATCTGCTGCTGCGATTGTATCACCTGTAGCAAAGGTACTTACTCTTGTTGCATAACCTGTCATTTTACATTCTAGCTCCCGGTGTAAATTCTAATTCAAAACCTTTAAGTGTTATAGGTGCATTGATACTTGTGTCTTCTAATCTAACTACTACAGTAAACCCACTACCCTCTACAGATTGTCTAACGATAGGCATACCTTCTGCGTCATATACCGCTGAACCATACAGACTGCTTCCGTAAATAGCAGCGGTATCCGCTGTAGTAAGATTATATGCTGTTGGTTGAGGTGTAGCAGCATCCTCAAAGTCGTACTTAACAAATAAACTAACGTCAACAGAACCTTCAGGATCATAGTTTACGTTGATGCGTTGCATAATTTTACGTATACCTGCATCACCCATAGTAAGATCAGGAGAACGGTAAATAGCCCTCATTGCTGTTCCATCAAAGCTATTACCTGTTTCTTGTAGATAGACGTATCCATCATATCCACCGTGTACTACTTGCTCTACTCCTGAGATAAATCCTGAAACACAACAAGAAGGTTTTATTCCTCTTATGTCACTGTATTCCCAACCTACTTGTCCTGAAGGATTAGCTTTTAATACACCAATAATGCCTTTTGCGGCTGACTCTGATCCACCAGTACTAGGATAAAATAAACGATACTGACTCTTACTACGAATAATAACAGAGGACACTTTGTCAAAGCCTATATCACTAATACGATCTTGTATCTGTTTAGAGACTGTGCCTAACTCTACGTCACCAATACGTGCTGTACCAGCAATAGTACGTAGACCATCTGGTGCTAGAAAGATAACATCTCCACCTATTTCTTGTACACTGAAAGCATCAGAGCAACCAACGTTACGAGATACAGGAGCTATAACAAAGTCTGCTAAAGCGTTACCTGTTAACTTGTAGATACGATCTTCACAAAATATTATTAAAGAGTCACGGAAAGATTTTAAAGCAATTATAGTACTATCTACGTTTAGTATTCCTGCTCCATTAGAAGCTGAAAAGTCATTCTCGTCACCTAACGCAGAAAACTGTAAAGAGTTAGGATTGGCACTCATACCTGAAAAAAACATGTGGTTCTTAAAAGCTGCTACCATACTAGGATCAATAGGTGCAGTGCCGAGTCCATCAAATACTACATTACCACTTACTGATCCGCTACTTGCTGTAGATAGTGTTACAGTAGTACCAGAGATACTAGAGACAGTAGAACCTCCAGCTACGTTAGTACCAGTTACGTACATTCCTGCTACAATGCCAGCAGCAGCTCCAACAGTTAAAGAGGTTGAAGCTCCGCTAGTAGAACCAGTAGTTGTAACATTAGTAGCATTACCTTTAATGTCAGTTACTGTAGTGCCATTATATAGTGAAGCAGCATTAACGCCATCAGCAAAGATAAGGCGCTCCTCGTTAGTAGTAAAGTTATATGTCTCAAAACGATATCGTCCTGCAGAGGTACGCCCAGAGTCAATAGATGTCCAAGCACTGCCTGTACCTTTATAAACAGAGGTACTTTGAGCAACTACTACACTATCATCAAATATAGCTACACCTAATATGGGAGAAGTAGCTCCACCTACTTGTGTACTAGAATATTTACTTGTACCACTTAAACGTCTATACCCGCCTTTAACAGAGGGTTCAAAGTTCTGTAGTATTGTTGCTGCACCTACAGGCATTGTGTAGACATCTCTGTCTAGCACTAAACCTCCTGCAGTAGTAACAACATACGGAGATATATATTCTGGTGCTGTTATATCAGCCATATTATGTATTCACTCCTACAAACCTCTTCGTAGTGCCTGTAATACCTGAAGGATAGAAGTAGTTCTGATGATTAAGTAGCTCTACTCGCATACGCTTAATACCTTCTAGATAATCTTTTTCTGATAGTTGCGCTCCTGCCATATTAGCTCTCATCATATAAGCGTAGTATTTAGCCCTGTTAACTACTATGTCGTGAAATCTACTAGGAAGTGTAGGTAGATCATTGTAAGCAGAAAGATCAGTGTGTGTTGTGTAGTAGTCAAAAGTTACAGTATAGGCACTCTTATCAGGAATAGGACTAAATCCGTAGAAAGCATTATCTTGTGTACGATATACATATCTAGGAAGACTAAATTGACTTGAGCTTGTAGTATTAAGATCGCCTTCACTGTGCGAGTCTAACCATTCAGTATATGAAAGGTACGCTAAACGTTGAGGAGAAAAGTTCTCAGTAGTTTCTACTGTCTCTATGTCATAGTTGGTAGAAGAAGTATTAGCAAATCCAATATAAATAGTAGAAGTAGTAGAAGTGAAACTAGTAGTATTATACTCCCCATCTCCTACATTGTCAATAGCTAATGTACTAGAAGATATTTCTGTGCCGCCAGAAGTTGTACCTATTTTTAAAGTAATGTCTCCACCAAAGGTACGAGTGCGTACTACATAGTCCTTACCGACTACTGTGCTAATAGCTTGTGAAATTTCTGAGGCATTTAAACGTGCAGCACCATCTCCTCTAGCTTTAGTGTGAAAAGGACTACCTGTTACAGTAGTCCAATCACTTAGATTAGAAGAAAAGCTTCCGTTGGTAATAAGATCAACAGGGGTAAGCATAAAGGAGCTAAAGTTAATCTTTCTAGAATCAGAAGGATAATCATAAAGCCTTTTACCTGCAGTAAGTTGTTGTTCAAAGCTTTTGTATAGATATGACCACTCTACTTCTGCATTGTACACATCATGAATAGCTTTATTGACTACGTTCTTTACCATCGTCTGAACACCTCTAGCAGAGGCAAAAGTAGTAGCAGTTAGCTCTACTTCGTTTAGCTCATTTAGTACACGATTAGTAAGTTCTAGATAATTTGCCATTGTTAATCCTTATACTTAGCAACTCTACCACCGTAAGAGTACATCTTACCTTTCTTTGCCATGCCACCACCCATATAGTATTGCGGCATCTGTTTCTTCTTAGGTGAAGATGTTTTCTTGGCTGACATGTCGGCTGCACCTACTCTGCCACCGTCTTGTTTCTTTTCTTTAAATACGTTTAAAAGTTGTGATCTAGTCATATTTTGAATTGCATCACCTTGAGGGTTCATACCAGTTTTATCAGCAACACGTTCTTGTAAAGAACTCATACTTTCTTGTTCTTTTTTCTGTGTTATTACAGGTCCACCTTTATCCATAAAACCCATTTTATTACGCACTTCTTCAGGAAGTTTTTTAAGACCTTTTTGTTTCATAGCTGGTTTTTTTAACATGTTTCTTTTCCTTATTTAGTTATTGTTAGGTTGCAGCAAAGACACGTACATTAGCAGTACTGCCTGAAGTGTTGAAACATTCTACACGATCTATTGTGTCAGCCGACCACACAGTTTCCCACGTATCAATCTCAGCCTGATGATTACTTTCATTAAACGTACCAGCCATGTCGCCCATGTTACGACTGTCATCACTACCTAGTACAAACGGTACACCAGCTATTAATTTAACACAGAAGCCATTCTCTATGTTAGATGATGCTAACGTACCACCCTCATTACAGACGAGTTGTAACTCAACAGTTTGATCTGACTCTATCCACATAAAATCAAAGTCTGTTAATAACGTATCATTCCATATCTCAGTAAGAGTACTATTAGTAATAGAATACCTTTTATCAAAATAATGTGTTATTGTTATTGCGTCTGTAGCCGTAGTGCTTCCTCCAGTGATAGTGTGTGTATCATCATCAGGAATATCTACAGTAAAGTGCGTAGTTAAGTTGAGGGTAGCCATTAGTTATTTGCTCCATTCTTTCTTTAGATAATTCTGAATTAAGTTGGCTTTAGTAAACATGTCCTTTTGAACCGAAACCATGTAGCTACTTACATCATATAAGTTGTGTAATATGTACGATTGTTCGTAGGAGATGTTAGTAGAAAGCCAACCTACGATATTCTTTCGTACCCCTTTAGTAATTTTAGCTACACCGTGAGGATATATAATTGGAAAGATAGCCATTTCACCAGCTTTTAATTTTTTGGTTATTTGACCTACAGGAGTTTGTAGTATGAACTCTCCACCTTCATAGTCATCTTCTAGATTTATACTAAAACCATAATCAAAGAAAACGTTATTAGATTTAGGTTGAGCTTTAAACTCGTCTATGTGTAGATCGTAGTAATCGTCTTTTTTGTATTGATTGTAGAAGTTAACGGACACTCTAGTAGGGCAGTAAACACTATCCATATAGTAAGTATCGTATAGTCTGTTAGTAACTATCTTTCTAACGTCATCAGGAATGCTAGTAGCTTCTGTATTAGACTTCATTCCCTCTTCTGATTGTGTTTGTTTACCGTCTTTAAAGTTATGTTGTTTAATACTTTTAGAACATATCTTAATGTCATCTTCACTTAGTATCTTAAAAAAACGCATGATTGTATTTCCTTTTTTTCATTACAATATCAAAACATATAAAAGAAAGTGTAGGGTTTTTACACAGAACCCTACAAAACTGTTATAGTGTTACGTACCCGTAGATACAGATGCTGATTCAACAGGATTAGTAGAGATATCTACTAACACAACATGTATACGAAAACGTAGAGCCGTTTCTCCTGTTGAGCCACCGTCAAGAACGAGAGCATCAATAGTATCTGCAGCAGTAAGAATACGAGCATTAGCGCCCGATACACCTACAGCGGCTTCTAGAAACGGAGTAAAACCAGCGGCTAATACAGAACCATCAACAAAACAGTCAACATCTCCACCAGTAAAACCAATATCCATTGTGACTTGAGTATTACCACGAACTTCTAGAACTTCTAGACAGCCCGCAACAATCATGGTATCTGCAGGAACGTCAATCAATTCAATGATATCGCCTCCAACACCACCGCCATCAGCGGTATCCCACACAGGGGAAGTTATAACATAGGGAACAGCAGCATTGGAGGGATGTCCAATAGTGCCACCACCTGTTACAGTACGATTATAAACAGTCATTATTTAGTTCCTCCTTTAGCTATCTAGGTCCATAAGACCGTTAAATACACCTTTGTATCCATCACCCGAACCACGAATAACTTTACGTCCAAATACGTGAAGACCACGTACAATGTCAGCAAAACTATTAGGATCACGAATAACTTCTGTCTTAGCAATATGTGAAGCTGTAACAGCAGCAGACATATGACCGTAGATTATAAGCGTTTGTCCAGAAGTAGCAGAACTACCAAAAACACTTGTTGCAGCAGAACCAGTAGTTCCTACACCAATAGCATTGGATTGATACATGTTAAAACCATGTAACTTCTGTTCAGTTACTTTACCGTTTAGAAGTGGAGATTGTGATCCACCTGTAATGGACATGTCCATAACTTTAGAGGCAGCACTACGCAGAACTTGATAGAACTGTGGAGCAGCAACTAAATAACGGTTTTCTTCTGGTACATCGTTCTTATCTAATTCAGCGGCAGCTTGAGCCACTAGATCAGCAACTTTATCACCAGTATTAGCAGAAGTTGCTTGAGTACCTAGTGTGCCTGTTGAAGCAGCAGAACCATCATAGATAGCTTTTAGAACGTTGTAGTCATAGGCTTTCTTTAATTGGTATGCACCTGAAGAGGTAGCAAGAGCCTCAAAGTTTAAGTGGCTATGACGTTCTTCGATATCATCGACCTTAAAGGCAAAGTAGTTGCCTTGATCTACTACCAACTGAATTTGGTCATCTGCCAATGCTTCAGTATTAACGGTACTTCCACGCTGATAAGCGTTAACCGAAATGGTAGGTTCTTTGATGATGTTAACGGTATCCCCAAAGTTTTCAATTTCTCCAGCGTAGTCGGTATTAGTGATAGCTTCCGCTACCGATGCACGACGAAAGAATTTGAGAACTTTTTGGGAGTAAATAACGGGTACAAAGTTACCTGTTGGTAAATTGCCGTACCCTGCGGCTGTAGTAAATGCCATGATAAAACTCCTTTTATATCATAAACTATTTCTTTGTTAGTCTACAGAATCCATAACTCGACCCTCTTTTAAAGCTCTGTCGATTTCTTTTTCGACTTTTTCATACTCATGAGATTTAAGTTTGGATATTTCCTGTACTGACCAAATCTTTTTGTCATTCTGAAAGTCATCTAAAGAACGTTTTGCGTTTGTTCTTGTAACAGCTTGCGCTGCAGAATTTGAAGGACTAGATTGTGATCGTTTTGGTGACTTCGATTTATTGTAGGATTTAGGCGTTTTGATATTATTATCAGCCTTAAACAAATCAATAACTCTAGCGGCCCATTTAACATCTGTATTATTTTTATAGATGCCATCAGCCATATTAGACGGTTGTTCATCAAGCCAAGAAAGAAATACGTCACTTTCTTTTAGAACGTCAAAGTCAGGATGAATATTAAGGAGTTGCTTCTCGGCAGTTTGTACTACTGCTTCTTGTTCTTTAAGTCGCAAATCCGAAAGTTTTTCTTCTATTTCTTTAACACGTTCATTAGCTTGAAGAGTAGAGATTGTTTCCACAACATCATAAACATCAGGATACTTTTCTTTGAACTCATGCAACTCTTCTTCAGTCTTGGGCAACTCTCTAATAGATTGTTTTTTTGCCTCTACGGATATCTTAGCATTAATAAGTTCTTTTTCTTGTTTCCATTCGTTTAACTTAGTGTCATAGTGACGTTTTAAATCATCATAACGCTTTTTAAAGTCGTGAGTTTGTTCTCCATTCTTTTTACTAGAAGCCAAACCTTCATGTTGAGCTAACTGTTGACGAGTAGCCTCTAAGGGGTCATCAAATTCTTGCTCTTCTTCTTCGTTAAAAGTTGGTTCTTCTAGATTACGCCTGTATGTATTCTGATACGGGGTAGGCTCTAGTTCTTCTTGAGTTTGTTGGTCCTCATCTAAATTGTTATCGACCATAGTTTACCTCTCCTTCTAATGGGGCTGTACGTTATTGTGTACAGGTTGCCTCGGTAGGTTTATTAATGACGGGGCCATGTAAAAATTACATAGGTAGCCGTCTACGCTAGAAACAACGTTTGGAATTCCTTATTACGTTGCTCTAATTCTTTTTTCACACCGTTACCTGATGTGTAATATCTTTTATACTCTTGTGACATAACTTCTATGTTGTCATCTATAACTGCGTTAACAAACTTAGGAAACTTACGTAATCCGTTACCACCTAAATTGTACGCAAAGTCTATTAGCATTTCTTGACTGTTTACACAGAGGTCATCAAAGTTTGCATTGAAGTGTTGAGATAGTACAGTAGAAGCTGAGTCACTAGCGATATGTATATCTTCTATTAGTAGATCTTCTACTTCATTATCTGTAAGTCCTTTATCGGCTTGCTCTAGCTCAGAGTTAAGTAACTTGTGTCCGTAACCTATTGTATCGTTACCACCTTCAGGAGAAGCATGAGAGTACCAAAGTTCATCGTCATTGCTCCATCCTGTTTTACCGCCATTCTCAACTTTCTTGAGATATTCTAAAAACACATCAGAGATCATGCTAGTTTCTCATCTGTACGTTGTTTGGTCAGAAAAGACTTTTCGTAACCTGTTAACACATTAAGAGCATCTTGAGCATTTTGTCGCATCTGTGATACATTCTGTGGAGTTATGTCTTTTGCATCAAAGCCTAATCCTTCATGTATTTGTCCACCGTTTGCGTATCCTGAAGGAGCAGAGAAGCCCTGTTTAACTGTTTGACCGTTAGGTGTTACCATAGCAGGTTGTTGTGACATAGTACGCCTCTGTTCGTTTGTAGCATCAGAGGTATCTTGTTCTAGTATTTCTGCGTCTTTGTCCTTAGAGATTACAAAACCACCTTTTTCCATCATAGGCATTGCAGGAGCGCCTTGTGGCGGCATAGCTTCTTGTGGCATAGCTTCTTGCATCATAGCCTCTGGTGGCATAGCTTCTTGTGGCATAGCAGGTGCTTCTTGTGCAAAACCACCTTGCATTGGATCAGCAATAGGAGCTTCTTCTTTTTGTTGATCAGTAACAGGTTTCTGACCTTCTTCTTCTAGGCGTGTACGTAATTCTAGACCTTCTTTTTGTAACTTATCTAGATACTTTTTACCGCCACCAAAGAAAGGTACTAATCCTTTAGGTATACGATACTCATAGTTGCTAATTCTAATAGGTACATCATCTGTAGGGTCTAGTTGTGTACCTGTAAGATCAACGTCATTCTCCATAGCTAATTCAATAGCTTCTTTAGCGTATCGGTTTAACTGATTAAGTCCATGTAATAGAACAGACTCGTAAGGTAGTATAAAATCACCCTCGTCTGCAGTCTGTGGTATATCATCTGCTACAGACATCTCTCCACCTTCTTGTGGTGGCATAGCTTCTGCTTCATTGATCATGCCAATACCTGCGTCTGCATCCTGCATTGGTGCAGGAGCTACGAAACCCTCTTGTGTTTGTTGTGGTTCTATTGCCATTGTATTTTACCTTTTATATACCTAATAAATTTATAATTATTAATCATCACCATAACTATCGCCAGCACCACCGTCATCACTTGCACCATCTCCACCGCTATCACTACCACTACCGCTATCACCATCATCATCTGGATTACTGCCTAGTCCAGAGGGAGCAGAAACTCCACTACCTATATCCCCTGTACCACCTACGTCTGCTGAGTCTTCATTTGACCCGCTATAATCGCTATCAGACAAAGTGTCATCTTCAGCACCTCCAATTAGTGTAGGAGTATCTATTTCAGATAATTCAGATGCTTCATTTTCTATTTCTGAGACAGTTTTACCAAAGTTACTAAACCAACTGCCTATACTTGAAAAAGAATACATACCGTCTATCATTCCGGGATTACCTTCAGAGTTAACAGCAACTCCGTTAGAATTATAACCAGCTATTGTATTAGGTTCATCTGACTTGCTATCATCAAAGTGTCGGCCTATTTGACCTTTTTCCCAATCTACCTCACTGGCTAAAGATATAACAGCCATACCTATTGGACCTCCAACTGCTCCACCTATTACTTTACCTATTACGTTACTAGCTATTGTTTTAGTAAATTGAGTAGCAAAGTATCCTGCAGCTTCTGCAGCTTTATCTGGATTACCTAAATCAGTTAGATTGGTTTTAAGCTCGTTAAAAGAATCTACTACATAGTTTATTGCATCTGGAACAATATCAGAAAGCTGATACTCTTTTAAATCTTCTAAAACAGCATTTGTTTCTTTCTCAAACTCTTCAAGAGTAGTCTTTGCAGCAGTACCTAGTCTACTACCTACATTTTTAAGAGTATCTTCAAAACTTGTAAAATCAATTCCTGTATCTCTATTTACTGCATCAGCAAGCTCACCAAAATTCTTAGAGAGGTCATCTATAATAGAAAGATTAGGATCAAACTCAAAACTGTATCCTAAATCTATAGAAGTATTATTAGAGGACATAAGGCTATTCATCTGTGTATCAAAAGATGTACTACTTCCTTCATCTCCTGTATCACTACCTTGATCTCCTTGAGAAACAAAAGTAGAAGTAGTAGTACCACCTGCTACAAGAGGAGTTGTTGCTTTAAAGTTATAGTCAGCTTCATTGCTTTCTTGAGAAGCAACTTCAGGCGTATACGTAGCTTGTTTAAAAGGGGCTTGACTGTAAACAGAGGCTCCACCGGGAAACTGTCCATAGAAACCTTTAGCAGACATACCTTGTGGAACATCAGGTAAAGCTTCGTTAGTAGCTAAAGGAGTACCTGTAGATATTTTAGTATTTATATCAGTAGCAGACAACTTTGTAGGAGTAGAAGACATAGTGCTTTGTACTACAGGCGCAGGTACTACTTGTTCTGGTGGAGTTGCGAAACCTTGCTGCTCTTGTTGCTCTGCCATTATCTACTTTTCTTTATTGTGTGCTTGTGCTGTGTCATTAACCGACTTCTTCAGAACCACCAAGGTTTCCAGTAAAGCCAGCTTCCCCTGCAGTCGGCGCATTTCCGACTCCGATTCCTCCACCACCAGCCGTGTCCTGTGGAGCGCCACTAGCTCCTTGAGGTACTCCTCCAACCCCTCCCATACTAGCTGGTTGTTGACCAGCGGCAGGAGCAGCTTCGCCTGTTGATTGTTCATTCATGCCTCTCAATATTTCTGCAAAGATTGCTGCTTCACTGACGTTGTTGACTAGTGAGTCAGGATCAATGTCTTGACTAATAGCAAGTTCTCGCACTAAATTAGGTATCTTAATAAATGGTGCTAACATAGGATTAGCTATAGTTTGTAGCAGTGCAGTTAGACGTTGTGTGCGTACTTCTTTCTGTACAACTGCGCTAGTACCTTTAGGTTTAATTTCTAAATCACCAATCTTCTCTGGTGTATCGTCATTAAACTGCATGTTCCACTGAAAGAAAGCTTCACCTAAAGGTTTAAGTAAATAATCATCCACGTTCTTAATAACTGTCTTGACACTTAGTCCTGCACTAGACATTAACATACTAAGTCCTGCTGCAGTACGTCCTGTACCACTAACACCTGTCTGTCCATGCGAGATACTTTGTATACCTGTTTGCTCGTCAGCTAATTGTCTAGCTTTGTCGTACATCTGTATGTTCTCACCAGCAGTACTGGGAAACTTAATAGCGTTTACTGCAGTACCTGTAACTCCTGACTGCCTACGAAAGACTTTGCCGGGAAAGATGTCGTATGATTGACCGGGAACTAGTTGTGTTTCATCTATGTCAAATACGAGATGTCCTGCTAGTGCTAGGTTGTCGATAGCCATACGCATGTGACCATTCATAAGAAGCTGACTGTCTTCCATGTTCTCAGCTACACCTACACCAAACAACTGATAGGGATTAAGCTCATATGGAAAAGAGTGGTAAGGTATACGTGCAGGAATGAAAGGATTGATAACAAAACGTAGTAGTTCTTGTCCACATATCCACACGTTTACTTGAACAGAGTCAAGATCGCCCTCAATGCTGTCAATATCAATTCCAAAGTCTTCTGCCAAAGAGCTATCAAGGCTTCCCCAATACTCATAAACCTCGTAACGATTAGTCGAATAAGTAGGATCATCTTCGTTAGCGTGTAGTGAAGATTCAAAGTAACGCTCTTGATAGTTAGGTCCACTAGCAAGAACATTTCCGATAGCTTCTTCATCAAAGTGTGGACGATTAATAAGATCACGTATTTGCTCTCTATTCATTCTATGACGTTGTATGACGTACTCTGCGTCATTTACACTTGTTGCGCTAGGATCAGGATAGAAATCCCAACAACTCACGGACTCTATTTTAGGCACTGTTTTCTCTATGGGTTCATAGACTTTTGTGCCATCTTCGCCCTTACTCCAATTATGTACTGTTTTAGTATAATTGAATGGTCCTTTAATTACACCTGTACCTAATAGCGCACACTCAAAGATAGAGTGACGTAGTACAGTTACAGCACTAGTGTCTAGTAGCTGATCTTGTATACACTTCTCCATTATACGTGCAGCTTCTGCTGCAGGTTCAAGTTGAGGTTCAGCCATACGCGCAGGACCAGAAGCTAGATTAGCACCTTTGTATCTGCTACTTAGTCCACCTAAGTCTGCTGCTTGTAGACCTTCATCTTCTTTAGGTGTAGCTTCCATTGCACCGGGAAGTAGCTCATTTCCATCTCCTTCAAAACCGTAGAGATCAGGTTCGTTGTTCTCTACGGGTATCTTACTGAGATGGGCAAACTCATCTATACCCGTAGGCATAGGTGTAGATTCAACAGAAATAGGAAACTTGCTATTAGCAAATAATACATCTACGATTTGTCCGTAAGCTGCTAACACTTTAGTCTTTGTTATTTTAATGAAGACTTGACTGCGCTCGTTGCTACGGTATTGTGTGCTAGAGTCGTAAACACCACGATAGTTTTTGTAGGCTTTTAGCCAACGTTCTTCTTCTAGTTGTCTACCTGTCTCAGCATTACGAAAGCGTTCCATGATAGTGCCAATAATACCTGTAGCTCCTTTAGCTTCAGGAACGTCAAGCATCTCATCGCCTTCGTAGTCGTTTGTATTATCTGCCATATGTATGTTTCTTTTTCTGTACTTAGATACTCTGTTTAGATGAAGCCATAATCATGGCAGCTTGACCCATATGATTGTTACCTGACGTTGAAGGAAAATCCTCCGTTAAAGTGCTTTCTTTAACACCTACGCCAAACTCTAGTTTTTCACGATAGAGTGCTGATTCATTAACGTCTGAAAAGTCACCTTGTTTACTCATTTGACCCATGATGTAGCCTTTTCCGTACATTTGCTTGTTACCTGTTGGCATGTTACTCTCTCCTTTGTTGTTGTTATTAAATTATGGCCTCGTAGCGAAACCACTGTATTCTTTTAGTAAGGGACTATTATTATACTTAGCTAGTCCCTCTTCAATTTTACGTGTAGAAGTATCTAAACTTTCTTTATCACGTTTATCTATAACTTCAGCTAAAGGCTTTTTACCAAATACTTTATCCATGTCTTCTTTTAGTGCAGTAGTTTCTGGATTAGTTCTTCGTGCCTCAAAAGCTTTATTTTCAGCTAANTTTNCTTCTAGTCTACGAGAAGCAAAGTTAGCTACTGGTTCTCTAGTATCCGTTGTATTTTCTGACTCTAGAAGTTCTAATAATTCAGCTTGTGTAGAGTCTTCTAAATTAGGCGTGTCACCTGTAGGACTAGAATCTAACGCTAAGTCTACGGCTGCATCAGCTGCTGTTGGAATAGCAGTAGCTCCTCCAGTAATTGCGGCAATAGCTAGTTTTTTAGCTACTGATTTAGCTGTCTTACTAGTAACAGCTTTTTTAAGCTCATTACCTTTATTTAGCCAATACTCTGTTCCTATACCCTCATCAGTTTCTAACCATTTAAGCCACTCTTCATTAGAAAGAGAAGAGTAACTAGGAGCTTTAGGTTTTTCTATCGGTGCTTTTGGTTTATTCGTTAAAAGTTCATCTGTTTGTTCTTGAGTATTCTTTAAACGTTCAAGAGTTTTTTCTGCTTTATCAGCAGTTTTTTCTATATTACTAAGGGTTTCTTCTGCAGTTTGAGATAATTGTGAAGCAGTAACTTTAGCTTGTGTTTGATGTTGTTCTATTTTGTTTTCTAAATTACCAAAAGGTGTATCAGGAAAAGTACTTGGTGTGTTTTCTGCAGCTTGATTAAAACCTAAAGATTCCATCCAATTTTTAGGATCAGAAACACCTACATCATTAAGGTATAATCTATAAAAAGAATCCATAGCAGAAGAAACGCCTGTTTTTCTGTTACCTCTTAACACTTTATAATGAGATAGACCCATATCTTTAGAGAGATTATGCCCTAAAACTTGATTAGCCATATCACTACCTACTGTTTCATCAAGAACATCAAAGACATTCTTACGTAAGTGTGATACAGTAAAAGGAATTAGTTCATTTTTATTGTAATCAAATATTTCTAAATTGTCTTTTGAAAGCTCTGTATTCATAGCTTTGTTTATTATTTTACCATACTTACTTTCTAAAGCACTAGATTGTTTTCCTAAGAGTACTTTTTCTGGGTCTGTAGAAATAGGCCATAAAGATAAACGTCCTTCTTTTTCTGCTCTTGTTGCTTGTTCACGTAAAATTTCGTAGACAGCTTCTCCTAAATGGTAGTTTGTAGGGTTACCTTTATTATAGATAAGCACAGTCTTCATATTTCTAGAAAGATACTTTACGTTATCTACTCTTTTGTTTCTATCAAGAGGTTCAAGTTCTATTTGAGTTATATCTGGATTTCTTAAACCAGTTAGTAATTTTACTACAAACCAAGATTTAACATCAGGATTATCTATTTTATTTAAAGATACATCTATAGCACGATGTAATTTATCTTGGTCTGGAAGAGATAGATTTGAGCTTGTACGTGCTGCTGCACGATCAAAACCTAAATCACGTTTACCAGAGTCTCTTAAATTTTTCTCTTTATTAGAAAAGTAGTTAGCTTCAGTTTGAGGTTTTGAATGATTTATAAGAGCTATTATATCTCCTGCTATAGCCCCTGTATTTGAAGGTGTTCTTTTTTTCCCTGAAGAAGTAAGAGACTGTGTTGGATGATTTTTAACAACATCTAAAAGAGTAGCGTAGCCTTTTTCACTGTTTACTAAAGACATATCATCAGTTAAGTTAAGATCAGAAACTTCAATATATTTTAATAGTCTTTGATAATTACTTTTTGTTTTTGTTGTAGAAGCAATTTTAGCATCTATTGCTTCTTGAATTGTGACACCAAATTTAGCCATAGTTAGTATCCAAATACGTTGTTAACAGGTGCATAGGTCTTTTCTTTGACTCTATTGAGCATTCCTGCGTGTGGTAGACCCGTCTGTCTCGTCATACACATATACCTTAGAGCATCGTAGGCGTGATCTTCAGCGCGTGTGTCTACATCTTCAGAGTTAGTCTTAGATAGTGGAAGTGTAGGTAACGTGCGTATGAGGTTCGTACACGTACTTACTATACGTAAACGAGCCTCTCCTGTACGATCATTGAAACCTAATCTTCTATGCAACTCTATCTTTCCTGACATACGATTTTTATCTGCTGGTATGAAACGTACACCGTTACGTGTTAGTGTTTCTGCTATGCTTGGACCAGTACCATGTTTAGACCAACACGCTCCGTCTAGTACTGATATACTCATGGGTGGATCATCTTGTTCTAGAGCGAGTATCATTTCAGCTAATGTCTCACCCGTGTAGCCTTTGTTGTATAGCTCACGATATATCCAGAAGTTGTTATCCCAATCTACTGCGCCCCAGAGGACGCAACTAGGGCTACTATACCCATAATCAGCAGCCCGTACTCTGGGCCAGTTATACGGTATCTCAAATGGTGCAACAACGTGGACTGATCTATCAAATTCGTAAAAAGCCGCTCCATCAGCAACATCCCAATCTCCTTCTAGTAGTCTTCTACGCTCTACCTCTGGAAGAGATAGTAGCATTGCTTCGTACTCTCCTGATTCTGCTAGATGAGGGTTATCTGTTAATCTAGCAGGTATAAATCTACGCTGAAATAAAGGTTGATTTGCTCTTGTACTGTGACTAGGTGCGTACTTTAAAGTTTTCCCTGTGTCAAAGTCTGTTGCCCAAAAGGGTGAATTAGGTACAGAAGGGTCTATGAACATCTTCTTTATCCACCAACCACCACCACCACCGGGATTAGCAGAAGCTCTCATGTAAGTCTCTATTGTAGTNTCTGTACTACGTAGGCGACTTCGTAGGTAGTTCCAAACGTAAGGAGTAGGATAGTGTCCTAACTCGTCTATACCAATCCAAGTAAAAGCTTGTCCTTGATAACGTGCTACGTCTGAGTCTTTATCTACGTAACTAAATAGTGCGGTAGCGCCACTCGGAAAAGACCATGTACTCTTGGACTCTCTAAATACTGCACCGGGAAAAGCTTGTGGATATATCTTTCTAGATTGATCTATAAGCTCTGTGAGTTCTGATAGTGTTCTACGTAGTAATAGCGCACGATGATTACCGTTGTGTGCGTATCTTAGTAGGTCCATTAGCATGGCGAAAGATTTACCGCCACCTGCTGCACCTCCGTATAGTACTTCTTTCTCTGGGGCTGCTAAAAAGTCAGTCTGTGGACCAGTGTTCGGATTAAATAAGATTTGTGTATTATCGTGTAACGCTGCCTTTAGACTTTTTGGTAACTTCTTAACATTCTCCTCGACTGCTAGCCCACCTTTGCCTATAAGTTTTTCTGCATGTTTGATGTTGGCTTGCTTGTCGTTGAGTTCGTTTAGCTTCTTCTTAGCTTTTCTTTCTTGTTCTTGTGCGGATGAAACCTTTTTACGAACTTCTCTCTTCTTCTTTTCTATGCGAGATACGTTGTAGTTTCCTTTTTGTCCCTTTGCTAACTTAGGTCTACCTGCTTTTTTCTTAGTAGGAGGTTCATCTGTCACTGCTGTATGTTGCTTTTCTGGTTGAATTATTATATTTTTTATGTAGAGTTTTTGAAGATTTATTATCAAAACTCTTAGACCTTTTTTTAGCTGCTTTTATTGCTTCAGCCTGTGTTTTAAAAGAACCGTGAGGTTTAAGTTCACCGTCTACTACACGTTTACGAACTTCTTGTTCAGGCATTTCTTTTCTAGTGATGGGATTAATAGAAGAAGCATTATACCATTTGTCACCAATAGGAAAAGTTTTTGAAACTTCATGTCCCATTATTCTTCAAAGTCTTTCACTAGCTCTTCTGTAGGAGTTGATGGTTCACACTCACAAGTCTCTGGATCACACTTGCAACCTTCTTTACCGCATTTAGAACACACATCCTCAAGATTCATACTACGCTCTCCGTGTAGGTTTCTTAGCTGTTTTAGCAGAACGTATAAAGTTCTTTTTAGTAGGAGCGCCTTTAGCACCTACCTTACGCATAGTCTCTTTAGAGCCATCAGCAATACGTTTACGTTTAGCGTGTATGTTGGCGTATAAGCCGGGTTTTTTAGGTATAGCCATTAGCACTTCCATCTTTTTCTAGCTTGTCTGATGCGACTGTTAGGATCGTTACGTGTTTTAGCTGACGCTTTCTTTAGTTGACCTAGTGATCTAGCACAGTAGCTTTTACGTCTGTTAGCTGCTTTACTTCCAGCTTTTACTTTACCAGTTACGGCTGTCTTTAGTTTGCTACCGGGATTAGCTCTGTTGTGGGCTGCTACTCCCGCCTTTGTCATTCCCGCACCCTTCTTTGTGGAGCGATAGTTCTTCTTTGTGCGGGGTATCGGTTTTTGAGCCATTGTCTTTTGTTACTTCTTTGGTTGTGGAAGCATTGCGCCTTGCTCTAGAGATTGTACTCTTGTTGGTAATGTTAGGATTTTTCTTTAGAGTAGTTAGCTACACGACCACCGTAGGAATAGTTCTTAACAGAGCCGCCAGAGGCTTTAGGTTTATCTTTACGGGTTGCTCGTTGTTCAGAATTTTCTTTTATAACTTCAAGAGAACCTACATCTTTAGCAGTCTGTAATTCTTTGTTAAAACGTTTAACAAGTGTTTTTTTAGCAGATAAAGGAAAAGTATTCCAAGTTCGTTTATCTAAACGAGAGTGTACTCTTTGTAGGCTAGTTAGGTCTTTCCACTCCATTAGGATTTCTCCGCAGACATTGCAGCTACACGACCACCATAGGCGTAGTTCTTAACAGAGCCGCCAGAGGCTTTTTTATATGGGTCTTTTGCTCTTTTCTCCATTTTCTTTTTTAAGGTAGGATCATCTTCTAAAATATGTCGTCTATCTGTTACAACTCTAGGAGGGAACACTGTTTCATCTGTAGCATCTCCCATAAGTCTTCTAACACCTACATAGTCCATTCTTTTTTGTGCATCTCCTTTAGCTTTTCCATTACTCCATCTTCCAAAAGGTGCATCAGGTTGAGCATCTACATTTTTATTGTACTCTTTAAGTTCTTTTGGAGTCAGCTCTCTTTTTTCTTTTTCGTAAAAAAGCTCCCTTTCTCCTATAGTAGATGCTGCGTTACGGGCAGCAATTCTTTTTTGTCTATCTTTAGTAATACCTATTTTATTACTAGTTTTTTTCTTTAGGGTACTTTTACTTTTTGGAGCCATAACGTTATCCCTCTATTGTTACTTCTACTTCTTTGGGTTTATCTTTTGCAGGAAGCATTACAATACCGTGTATCACTTCACCTTGTATTTCTGTTACGTGCTTCTTGCTTAGTCCCACACGATCTAAAATGGCTTCTGCACTCTTAAAGCGCATATCCATTTGATTAACAGGTAACGTGCCATCCGCATCCAAACCTTCTGTGATACGATGGGCAGCTTTAACAGAATAAGAGGCTAACATAGAACGTGTACGCTCTAGTATCTCATCCTTCAGTGTACGCATGAGCCATGATCGACTAGTAGGCTTGTAACCAGCCTCTTCGACTGCTTGGCTGACCTTGCCTCCGTTACTGACGAGAGCGTTAATGAACTTCTCTTGCTTGTCGGTTAGTTCTGTTTTACGATTAGATAGGCTAGGCGTGTGCAAACTTATACTCCTACACCATTAGAGGGATGCCCTAAGCCTTCATTTAGTTCTTGTACGTTTGAAATAGTTAAACATTCTAGTAAATCTACAGACTTTATAACCCCTTTAAAAGTCTGTAGTGTTACCATCGTGTAGGCGTACCTGTCTGCCTCTAGGGATGCTTTACATTCTTGGTAGGTATCAAAGGGGTTAAGCATGTGTACCCATCCCTGTGGAGGCACGTTGGGCATTGTAGTTGATATTAGTATGGCTACATAGTAGTTAGCAACTATTGTGGAAAGGGGCATAGTGTAGTATCTCTATAGAGTATAATATATAAGAAGGAGAGGAGAACAAAGTAACAAAGAAAACTGCAGTAAGCGATTTACGAATAACGCCTTTTAGTTCTTTGCGTATATGTAGTGTTTATATGTTCTCCTCTAGTATCTATTATAGTGCATATAGCGTGTGTGTCAATAGAAAAATAAATTATTTTGTATTATATGCATTATTATGTTGACAGAATCGTGTGGGGGGCTATAATAGACACACAGTGTCCATAAAGAAGAGAGATATATGTCACACAATAAGACACATAGAGACTCTAATAGTACTGTTAGTTGCTCTGTAGTCCGTCTATTACTACTAATATTACTTGCACTTGTTCTTATGTTGGTGTTATCTTCATGTTCCTTCATAGATAAAGCGTTCTCTGATGATCCTGTTATTGAATTAAAGCTAATAGGAGGAGAAAGTAGTAGTAATAGTAGTAATTACTAGAGACTAAGAGACTACTGTACTATATAGCTACTGTACTATAGCATTACGTGTAACAACGTAGTGCTTTTTTATTGTGTGTGCTATATAGCTACTGTACTATGTAGGTCTATATAGCTACTGTACTATGTCGTAAGAGAGTAATAAACGTAAAAGACTTATAAAAAATAAAAAATATAGGGGCTGGTAGTAACTATACCTATGCCACCGTCATGGCCCTATCCCCCCCTAGAGAATATTAACCCCTCCGCACATCGGTGATGCATTGAATACCCTAGTTTTACTGACTATATAAGGGAACTTACCGCCTTATGTATCCCTTAAAGTAGTTTGCACCTATGAACCTGTTTAAACTAATCTGACAAAATAGTTTAGAGAGGACCAAGGCGCACCATATTACACCCTAGCATTAACGTACTACCCCTTTCTTTACAGATACTTGTATTATTATATCCCTCATGGTCCACCCATAAAAAGAACCCCCTGCACATTGCTATGCAGAGGGCTAAGTTTCAGGGAGAATTATATAGTATTAGGTGTGGCAATACCCATCAGTCTCAATGCATAGCCACATGTTGCACCACTTAACAGTTACAGCGTCATTGCATCCAAACGTGGGTTGAACAGATGCAAGAAACTCACCCCACGTTGGCACACCATCAGGGCGATTATGTGTTATTTGGTAGTACTTCTTTTCCAGTGTTGCGCGTTGCTCTGGTGTCATGTTGCATTCCTTTACTTATAAAAAGATTTAAGGGTTTTTGGATTAAAGGTTTCCGAAACATTATAGAGGACACTTTCAACTCCTTTAAAAGTTTCCATATGTTCATTAAACACGTTAATTGCTTCATCTTCATTATTAGCTATAAAATCTTTATAGTCACTTGTGTTATTATCGTGCCATGCTTCAATAGTAAATTCCATGTTATGTTACCTTTTTAGCGCCAATGGCTACAGCGTGTTCTAACTTACGGGCATCTTTTACGGTCATATTCCACGTTTCAAGACCCTTAAAGTAATTCTCGTCAGTAGTGATCCACCTACCATCTTCATCAACATAGGTAGCGACTGCACAGGCTGTAAAGAATTTATGGCTATCGTATCTGTCATTATCGGCCTTGAACATGTCATGCAATGCCGCAACAAACTTAACACGGTCCAACAATGTCAAAGGTACGTATTACGGAAACCATTGCTTTATAATGTTTGCGTTGAAAAGTGTTCATGATGTTACCATCCAAACACTAAACAAGCTGGTGAATATAGCCACAACAGCGATAAACCCAAAGAGCAATTCCATACGTCTTTCGCGTTTATTGTGTTGAACATCGTTATAATCACTTAAACTATCTATAATAGGATAGCGTATATTTGTTATCATATACGGTACGCGCTGAGATTGTTTATTGTGTCTCATGACTGATCCCCGAAAACAACATCTAACGCCCAGACTTCCATTTCAGACATAGTTTCTTCTGAGTATGGCCCCGGTTGTTTTTCAGTACTAACCATGATTTCACTCAAAGGCGTATCAAAAACCTTGTCTATGATAAATTGATCACTTTTACTAAAAGGCATATTATTAGCTCCATTATACTATTAAAAGAGGTGGTGCGGATTACAATATATACAGCAACCCGCACCTAAGTAAGCTTTAAGTCCCTAGCATTATAGCAAGAACCATAAGAACGGCAATAACCATTCCCAACTTATAGAGAATAAGTAAAAGCCCCACATTAACCTACCATTTCAAGTGACATAGAGTGCGCTTTTGATTTTGGATCTTGCGCCCCCCTCGCACCGTAGAAAGCATTTTCAAGGCGTTGATCGTCACCATAATTACGTACTGGCTTATGATCTGCCATCCACATTACAGTTTGATAAGCGCCCCACAGAGTCCCGTTAGCGGACTCCATTTCCCATCCACTATTGATGATTTCATCACCATTGCTTTTGGCTTCCACGGCATCTTGTGGGGATGTGATCGTTGCACCTTCTAATAATAATTCATCCACCTTTTTGCCAGCTTTGATATTATCAATAAGCTCTTGTAATGTCCGCGCTTGCGCTATGTTTTGCTCTTCTAGTTCTTTTTTAGTCACTCTGGAACTAGTAGAACCACCAGCATTTTCAGCAACAAAGCTTTGCCCTCTAAAGTAGGCCATTGCTTTACGAACACCTTCAGACTGAACTACCTTACCGTCCTTTTCACGTTCCTTGCCACCAAATACATATTTAAAGAACGCCAATTCTTCTTCACCAGTAAGAACCTTTTTTGCCATTGCTTTGGCTAAGTGTTCAAACTCTCCAAAGTTTTGCGAACTAATACCTAGAGCGGTTTTCATTGCTTCAGCATCAAACGGCACTTTATGATTATGCCGTATAATATCATCAGCCTGTTGCATGGCTAAACGCATAGTATTGGTACACACTACACGTATAGGAGTTAATAGCGCACTATTAGCCGCCATACCAGTATGCGAGATAGTAAATAATAGGTTGTTGTTTACCTGATCATCTTTACCAAGTGTAAAACCCTCATTAGTGGTAGCCATACACCAGACTTTTTGACCACCAAACAAAGACCCTGCCGTGTGTAGATACATGCTTTTATCTTCTATGAACGGGTCAAAGAAGTTAAAAAGCTCTCTGTTCTGAAAGACCTTATAACCATTGTCACCACCTGTAACATAGTTTCCCAATATTGCGCCATCGTCGGTACGCTCTATAAAGTGACTTTCA